TACGGAATCCCACAGCTGGCTCATCGGAGGCAACTGCTTGACAAGCATGACAGGAGTTCCAGCGGTGATGCCACTGATCGGGATACGGGCAATCGGAATCCATACGGTGCCGGAATTGTTCAGGATACTACCCGACGGCACCGTGGGGTCAGCCGCCGTGCCACTGGTGGCGGTGCCCTTCAGCACCGCGAGCGCGATCGTTTCGATGTTGTTCGAGTCTCGCGTGTATTTCACGCAGATTAGGTCGTTGCGGTTCCGTCCTGTGACTCCGCTTTCGATGGTGACGGTTTCCGCCGCGGTGACGCGTGCGTACCGTCCTTCGATCACAAGGTTGAGGACCGGGACGAGCGCCTTGTTTGCTGACTGCATGGTCACGGCGGGGAATTTGCCGTCGCCGCCTTGCAGCAGGTAGTTGCCGTTTCCGACCAGTCCGGCCTGCATGGCTCCTTGGTCGCTGGATGTGATGTGCGGAGCGCCGGCCTTGCCGGTGATGAGATTCATGGTCATGGTCATTCCTTCCTATCTGTTGTGTTGTTGAGGTATGCGGCGTAGGCGGCGTCCTGCGTGGCTGCCAGCGCTTTGAACGTCTGCCAGCATGCGGTACAGACGAGCGCGCCCTGTGCGACTCCGTCGACGGTGGTGTGGGTGATGTCGTGCCAGTCGCTGGAGGTGCGTGGGTCACCGTCGGCGAGGTATGCGGAGACGTGGCATCGGTCGCAGGTGTATCTGGTGATGTTCGTGGTTCGTGCCATTGATGTTCCTTTCTCTTTCAGGCTGTGCGCTGGTAGATGTGTCCAGGAAGCGTCGTGCCGCATTCCTTCCAAGTGCCTCCGTAGGTTGTTCCCGGATTGGCCGTGGAAGTGGTCCAGTAAAGGGAGCCCACGGGGTGGGCGGCGATGAATGCCTGGCTCACGCTCATGCCGTTGTCTCCCTTGTCACCCTTCGGCCCTTTGTGCACGATGTAGCTACCGACGCCTTTGACGGTCACATCGCTACCGTTGATGGCGGTGACCTGCCAGAACCCAAGTTCAAGACCACCTGTTTGTTGATATTGGTCAAAAATGGTGTCTCCGACCTGCAGGTTTCCATTTGGCTGAATACCAGATAGGGCAATTTTTCTCACTTCTCCGCCACTACCCGAACCGCTGATGCCGCCATTGAATTTCCGTAGGCTCAGTCCCCGTGGCCCAGTGGCTCCCGTTGGACCCTTCGCCCCGGTGGCGCCGGTCGCTCCGGTGGCCCCGGTCGGGCCTTGCGGTCCTTGCACTCCCTGCTTGCCTTGCGGTCCGGTATCGCCCTTGGGGCCTTTGACATTGCCAAGTAGAATCTTCGTCATGCGTACTCCTTACTTTCCGTCGTTGATCGTGTAGTACAGGTCTCCCGTCGCTTGATCGTAGGAGACGGGAGCTTCTGACGCGGTGGCCGTGTCCGCGTATACGGCGTACAGGTCTCCGTTCGGATCGACCTGCAGCGTGAAGAATCCTGATGCGGGTGCCGTCACGCCGCTGGCGCCCTGCGGGCCGGACGGCCCCTGTGGACCCTGCAGTCCCTGAACGCCCTGCGCTCCTTGCTTGCCTTGCGGGCCGGTGGCCCCGGTAGCTCCAGTAGAACCGGTGGGGCCAATGGGACCGGTAGGACCAGTAGGCCCGGTGGGACCTGCTGGCCCGGCCGGCCCGATATCCCCTTTGTCTCCCTTGTCACCCTTCAGACCTTCAGGGCCTTGCGGACCAGTAGGCCCGGCGGCTCCAGTGGCTCCTTTGGGGCCTTGCGCACCGATGATGGATTGACGGGAAATCGTCTTTCCCGTGAATAGGCTGCCGGACTGTGAAACGCACTGCCAGACGATGCTGTATTTTCCGCCACCTGACAATGCGGTCGAATATTCGTTGGCGAGTGGTGTTCGGTTCAACCATTCGCTCACGTTCCCCGTGAAAGTGGATCCCACCGGATATTCGCCGACGAAGGATTTCTTCATCACGAGCGCCGGAAGGCCGACGTCGCCTTTAGCTCCCTGAACGCCCTGCGCTCCTTGCTTGCCTTGCGGGCCGGTGGCCCCGGTATCGCCCTTGTCGCCTTTGGGGCCTTTGATGTTGCCGATTAATAGTCGCGCCATGTGTCACCTTTCCGGGATGTCCACGTACAGGTTCCCGCTCTCGGAGTGCCAGACGAACGAGGGTGGGTTCGTGTTGTCCGGATAGTTCACGTACAGGTCGCCGTCGCCTTCCATGCTGAGCGTGAAGAAGCCGTTCGAGGGGGCGGATACGCCGCTGTCGCCCTTGTCACCCTTCTCCCCTTGCGGACCCTGGATGCCTTGGGAACCTTGGATGCCTTGTCTGCCCTGGGGGCCGGTCGCTCCCTGTGGACCCGTGGGACCCTGCGGACCTGTGGAACCCGTCGGGCCTTGCGGTCCCGCCGCGCCGATCGCGCCGGCATCACCCTTATCGCCTTTCTCGCCGCGTATCCCCTGCAGTCCCTGCGGGCCTTCGGGACCGGCGACGCCTTGCGGCCCTCGCTCCCCGGTCGCTCCTTTCTCTCCCCGAGGACCGGTGGGTCCGGTCGCTCCGGTGGCCCCCTGTGGTCCTGTGTCGCCCTTGTCGCCCTTCTCCCCTTGCGGACCCTGGTCGCCTTTCGGAAGCCCCAAATTCAAGGTTTTGTCGCTGCCGGCGCCCGTGAGCGACGCGCTTGCCTGTGCACCGGGGGCGAGCGTGTCCACCGAACCGATTTTCAGGCCGGTGATGTAGTCGCCTTTCGGCTGTTTACCCGACAATGCGTTGTTGAGCGAGTCGATGTCGTTTCTGGTCACGTCGGCGCTGAACGTCCAGGCGTCGAGTTTGAGGCCGGCTCCAGCGTAGTAGGCGTGGCCACCATCCCCGATGGAGGATTCTCCGCTGTTGCCGCCGGCGCTGGCACCTCCGGATTCGTAGGTGACGGTGAGCACGCCTCCCGAAACCTTGACGATCTTCTTGGAGATCTCGGCAGTGACGACGAGGCCCGTATTGTTGTCACGGCCCGTGACCAGGTCGCCAACGTCCGCGTCGATGCCGTCAGGAATGTCCACGTCGATGGTGCTGGTATTCCGAAGTTCCTGGAATTTCTGCCTGCCCTTGTCCTCGAGCTCGTCGGCTTCGGCGTTGGACAACTCGTATGTGGCGGTGCGTTCGTCAAGGCCTTTGAGTGTCTGCGTGTGGCTGAACGTGCCGTTCGCGTCGGCGTACCAGTGGATGACGGTACGGTCCTTGAGTTCGCCCTTGCCCAGGCAGATGAGATGGTTGATCGGGTGCGCCGCCTGTTTGGCGGTGAAGTCGATGAGGTCCGAGTCGATGCTGTCGCCGATCGTGCGGACGGGCATGGCGCTCATGGCCACCTTGTCGCCGTCATTACGCAACCGGAGTTTGAGTCCGCTTGCCCTGAGCATCTTGACCAGACCGCTGTACAGGTCCACGTACCGGTCGAACTGGCAGGTGGTCTTGTGGCCGGCGCTTTCTTCGGTGACGGTGAACAGGCCTTGCAATCCCGCACGGCTGACGAGCGTGCGCATGATGACGGGAATCGTGCCGGACAGGGTGAGGTAATCGTTGTTCCTGTCCGGTTCGATGATCTTCGAGGCGAGCACTCCATGCCAGTCGCGGCCATGCCATGTGACGGTGGACAGGCCGCCGTCCACGTCGACATCCGTGTCGTCGATGATGCCGCCGTACTCGGTGCCGTCGATCATGATGCGGCTCCCCGCCTTGAGCGCGGCGTCTTCGACCTGCAGGTCGAAGTCGTTCTCCCCGCTACCGAACGCGAGGTCGAGCGTGTATGAGGCGTGGCTCGCCACGGGTTTGCCTGTGGCGTCGGTGACGATCAGGTCCATGGCGGTTCGCTCCTTTCCTCGCAGACCGTCAAGTCGAATTGGAATCCTCCCGGCCAGCTGATCGGCTGTGTTCCGGGCGCGAGCGGTTGGAACACGTACCGGCCGGAATCCTTGCCCGACCCTCGCACGGCCTGCGCGAAGCAGTTTGTGGCGAGACCTGTGCCGCTGACCATGGTGACGGTCCTGACATCGCCGGTGCCGTCGATTTCCAGACGCGAGCCGGATGGCACGGTCACGTCGACCTCGTACCGGTTGTTTCCGATGATGACGTACGGTTGCGCGCATGGTCCGAATATCGTGAGCTTGACCGGCTGCGGGATGGACGTGTCGTTGACGATCTCCGCGCCCAATGCCATGCCGGCGAAATCATGCGGATAATCATGCGGATAGTCAAGGTCGGCGGTTCCGGAATCGTATCGCGGCGTGAAATGCGTCATGGTCGGACGGCGCCACACGCCATCGGCCAGCACGATGGTCAACTGCGTCTCGACCATCGTGGGCGTGATGGATTGCGGTTCGCTTTTCGTGATCCACGCTTTGGCTTCCCATTCGCCGTCGGCCACGAGCGTGCCCGGGTTCCCGGATGCCATGTCGGCGTCCGCAAGGCGGCGCAGTAGGTCGAGCGTGGCTGGAGAATCGTGGATCTTCACGGTGACTGTCGCCTCGCGTGCCTTGCGGGTGATGCCCGTCATGCCACGTGAGGCGAGGCTGTAGTCCCAGACGCGGGCTCGCAGTCCCGTGAGCGTCCCGCCGTAGAGCGGCCCCTCGAAACCGATGCGCTCACCTGTGGCCGCGCACACGTATTCAAGCGATTGCACTTCTCACCTTCCTTGCGAAGTCGCGGTCGCCGATCGTCGGCGTGTATCGGGCGATGATCGATCCGAGGTCGCTGTGCAGCGATTCGACGGCCGTGATGAGTTCCCTCAGATCGCCGTCTCCGGCATTGGCGCCGGTGCCGGCCGTGACGTTCAGCCTGCCGGTCTTCGACCAGTCCGCGTCGGAGAGGCTCATCGTGGAGACGAGCGAATCCATGGAACGGCTGACCACATGCGCGGAATCGTCGATGCCCAATGCCATGCCACGTCCGATCATCACGCCGACCTCGTCGCGGAACACGCGCGACGGGGAATGGATGCCCAAAGCGTTCTTGGCCTTGTCCACCAAGCCCGACAACGCGTTGGTGATGCTGGAATACAACGAGCCGACCATTCCTGTGATGCCGTTGATCAATCCCTGGATGATGTTGCGTCCCGCGCTGACGAGCCAGCTGCCCGCTCCGGACACCGCGCTCCGGACGGTTCCGCCAATCCCGCTCACGACACTCCCGACACGGCCAACCATGTTGCTTACGGTGCCGACGATGCCGCCCCAGACGTTCGACACAATGCTGCTGACGCCATTCCACAACGCGGCCCACACGCTCCGGATGGTCGAGCATGCGGCGGATACCACGCCACTGACCATGCCGACTCCCGCGGCGACGACGCCTTGGATGCCGCCCCATACTGCCGACGCGATGCCCTGGATGGCCGACCATGCGGCGCTCCAGTTCCCGTTGACGACCGCGAGCGCCAGTTGGATGATGTCTTGGATGACGGTGAGTGCGGTGCTGATGATTGTGGTGATGATGGTCCATGTGCCTTGTACGACGGTGGATATGGTGTTCCAGAGTCCGTTCCAGACCGTGCTGATGATGGTGGCGGCGGTTTGGAGGATGGTTTGGATGTTCTGTATTCCGGCTTGCAGGAGTGGTGTGATGGTGGTGATGAATGTTTGGATGCCGGTGATGATCGCGGTGAGTGCGGTCATGATGATGGGGCCGATTGCGTTCCAGACGTTTTGGAGGATGGTGGTGATGAGTGTCCATCCGGTTTGCCAGATTTGCTGGATTTGGCTCATGGTCTGGGTGATGAATGTGGCGATGGCTTGCAGGATTGGCTGGCATGCGGTGCTGATCTGGTTCCAGATTCCCATGAACCATGTGGCGAAGCTGTTCCAGAGTCGTTTGCCCGTTTCGGTTTGGGTGAAGAACCATGTCAGTGCGGCGACGACCGCGCCGATGGCTACGACAAGCATGCCGATCGGATTCGCATCCAAGGCAGCGCTGAATGCCAATTGCACGGCGGTAGCAGCCTTGGTCACCGCGCTCCACGCCGATTGGGCGGCCTTGACGATATTGAACGAGCTGGCGAGTTGCTTCAGGCCGCCCGCCGCGCTTCCCACGTCGGATAATTTGCCGATCAGATCGAATGCGGCCGTGGCGGTCTTCTCCACGCCGGAGGCGGTCGCGGAGATGGCCTTCAGTCCGCCGGAAACCGTTTTCAGCCCGGTCGAGACGATGTCCCAGCCCTTGACGGCGAGCAATGCGACGGCGATGGCTTTCAGGGCGCCGGACACCAGCGCGCCGTTCTGCTGCGCCCACTGCCCGACCGACTGCAGCCAGCCGCCCACGGTCATGAGCGCGCCGGTGAGCGTGTCGAGGACCGCCGCGAACCGCTGTGCCGCCAATCCCGCCGTCTGCCCGGAGTTGTCGAAGCCGAGCGCCTGCGATGCGGCCGAGACGAGCGCCGTGGCCACCGATGCAAGTCCGGTGGCGAGGTTCGCCAGCGCATGCAGGAAGGGCTGGAGAGCACCTGTCTCGATGAACGTGTTGACGAACGTCTTCGCCCATCCCGCGGCGTTGGCCAGGGACTGCGCGGCCGATGCGAGCAGATTCCCGAGCGCGGAGACGATGCCGCCGAATCTCGAGGAGGCCTCGCCGCCGAGGTTCAGTTTGGAGGTCAGCGAGACCATCGCGGCAGCCAGGCCTGACAGCTGCGCCCTGAGACTCGTGACCGATGCCATGAGCATCTGGATCCCCGGCAGGTTCCGGACGAACGTGGAGAATGAGGCGAGCTTCGCCTGCGCTGTGGGGATTGCCTGCTCCAATCCCTTCTGCAATCCGGCGCCGACTTTCTCCAGCGTCGGTTTCACGGCGGCGGTGAACGAGTCGATGAGCGGTATGGCCTGGTTGAACAGGCTTCGCAGGCCGTTGAGGACCGGCGTGGCCGCGGTCTCGCCGAGTCGGCTCAACGCGGCCTTCACGTTGGCCAGGGCGCCGGCGAACGTGGTGCCGGCGCTCTGGGCGGCACCGCCCAATCCTTCCTGCATGGCGTCGGCGAAGGTCTGGAAGTCGATCTTGCCGTCCGAGACCATGTCGGACACTTCGGCGCTGGTCTTGTTCAGATGCTTGCCGAGCATCTGGAGGACCGGGATGCCGCTCGACATGAGCTGGAGCATGTCGTCGCCCTGGAGCTTTCCTCGAGCGGCGACCGATCCAAAGATCATGCCGATGTCGGTGAGGCTCCTGCCGCTGATCTGCGCGGTGTCGGCCACGGTCTTGAGGACCTTGGTGAGCTCGCCGCCCTCCTTGACGCCGGAGGCCGACAGGCTGGCCGCCACGGTCGCGGCGTCACCCAATCCGAACGCGGTGCCCTTGACGGAGGCGAGCGCGTCGTTCATGATTTCGGTGACGCTCGCGCTGTCGTGGCCGAGGCCTTTGAGCTTGGCCTGCGCGTTCTCGATGTTGAGCGCTCGGGTGAAGCCGCCCTTGGCCGCGAGGGCGGTGATGCCGCCGGCGAGGGTGGCGATCGCGCCTGTGCCGACCTTGCCGATCTTGCCGAACGCGCCGCCGATCTTCGAGATGAGGGTGCTGGAGCCTTTCCTAGAGGCTTTGCTGACGGCGTCGCCGATGTCGCCTTCGATGCTTTTGCCGAATCCTTTGCCGGATGGTTCGACGTGGACGTATGCGACGCCTATGTCCTGTGCTGCCATCGTGTTTCCTTATTCGTAGGTTGGGATTCCGATGGCGGTCGGGATCAGAGGTCGTCGTTGATGTGGAAGTAGGCTTTGAGCCGTTCCCTGTCCTCGCGTTGACGGCGGGTGAGGTTGTGCGTCGGGGTTGGCGGGCGGAGCGGGTCGTGCTCGTGGTCGAACCATGGGCGTTTGCGTTGTCCGGACAGCGTCCAGACCGCCTGTTCGGCTCCGTCGGGCGCGTAAACGGCGTTCTGCAACGCCATCCACGAGTGGCTCGTATGGTCTTTGAGGATTTCGCGGGTCAACGCCCAGGCGAGTCCCCAATCGACTCGTGGACGTTGGCCTTCAACCCATTCCCGGAAGCGTACGGGCCTGTATATCTGCCCGTACGCTCGGATCCAGTCGTAGGCTAGCGCCGCGCGGTGGTTGTTCCAGAGGTGGGCGAGGTAAACGCTTTTGGGTCCAGTCCGGATTCCTCGGCCCACGCCTTGATGGTCGCGGTGAGGTAGGCCATCGGACGTTTGGTCTTGCGCAGCACGTTCCAGAAGTTCGGCTGCATCGTCTGGAAGTAGGCGAGGAACGTGCTCACGCAGGCCGTGGTTTCCTCGTCGGACAATGCGGGCTTGCTTTTGACCAGGAGGATGGCCTGGACGAGTTCGATGGGCAGTTCCGCGTTGTTGAGGTTCGGCAGGTCGAGTTTGACGCCGGCGACCTCGAGGTGCACGTCGGGTTTGAGCTCCTCCGCGTCGGTAAGGTCCACGTCCACGACATGGTAGGTGTTGTCGCTCATTTCGTCTCCGTTTCATGGTTATCGGCGGTTATGGGTAATGGTCCCGTGCGGTCGACCGCCATCGGCCGCACGGGAAGAATCAATGGGTCACTTGCCGTCTTCGGTGACGAGGCCCCATGCGTGGAACTGCTCGCCCTTGTCTCCCTTGAGCATCTTGAACGTCATGCTGAAATTCATGATCTCGCTGGATTTCAGGCTCACGTCGTCACGGTCGGACACCTTCGAGTTGGTGCCGTACAGGAGGAACGGACGGTCCTGCTGGTCGAGCGCGACCAGCACGAGGATCCATTCCTTCTTCAGTCCGGCTCCCTTGATGCTGATGCCTCCGTCGGATTCGACGTCCACGTCGAAGTAGGCCGACACCACATCCTTGCGGCCCTCCATGGCGGCGAGCTGCAGGGTCCAGTAGCCCGGATCCGTGTCGGACAGCACGATGTCGCCGTTGTGGGCCTTGTAGTCGGTGCTGTCGCCCGGCTCCGGATGCAGTACGGCGCCGTCCTCCGTGGAGTAGCCGATCGGCTTCTTGCTTGCCGGCGGGGTCCAGGCCACTCCGGTCGGAGCCGTGAACGTGCTGTCGCCCTTTGGAAACAGGAACAGCGCGTAGTTCTTGATCAGGCGCACGTTGCCTGCGGTGTTGCCGCTGGACACGTACCCGTAGTCGGTCGCGCCCTGCGCGGCGACGGTGGTTTTTTCGTTGTTGTCAGACATTCGTCTGCACCTTTCCGTTCTTCGCGTGTGGCGGCACGTTGTCTTTGGTTGTGTTTCAGTTGACGGTGACCTCGAGCAGGAGCACGCCGTACGCGCACACCAGCCTCTTGTCCTCGTCAGTCATGCGTACCGGCCCGGATTCGAGTGACGCGTCGATGAGCGGCGCGACGGTTCCAAGCCCGATGATCTCCCTCGCGATGTCGGCCCACAGGCGTGCGGCCTTGTCCCAGTCGCCCGTATGGTCCTCTCTCATGCAGCGCACGCTCAGCCGCAGCCGCACGTACTGCGAGATTGGGGTGCTCATGCCTTGCATGGAATCGGCCAGCGTGGCTTCGGTGAAGGGAGGTTCGAGGTCGCTTCGTTCGATGGTGTCGAACGTCACGTCCGGGAACAGTGTCCTCAGTTTGGGCAGGAGCAGGGGTTCCGTGCGCCGGGGAGTGACCGGGATGCTCATACGCGCATCCTTCCGAGCGTGTCCTCTAGCGTGCCGTGCGCCTTCTCCACCGGTGCCGGGCAGATGATCGCCACGCCGCTACGGTTCTTGCCGTCATGGTCGCGGACCATGCAACGGTCATCCTCTACGGCGGCCTCGGCCGCGTCCCTCATGCGCGAGCGCAATGTCTCGTTTTTGAGGACCTGTTGGCTGAACGCCTTGCGGTTGAATACGAATCTGCATCGTTTGGCCATGCTTATCCTTCCCGTTCGCCCACGGTGATGACGTCGCCTATGTGGCGTCCGTGGAGGTTGTTCCACACTTGCGGTTTTCCTTTGACGGGCAGGAGGATGCCTCTGACTTTGATCAGGTCGGTGGCTTGGATGCCTGTCGGCTGGCTACCGCGGATGTGGATCGTGTATTCGGTGGTCTGCGGGCTGGCGTGCTCCTCGGTCTGGTCGGTGGTGGAGGTTGGCGCGACCATCGCCTGGAACGTGCCGACGCGGGCGGGTTTGCCCTGGATGGGGTTGCCGTCCGTGTCGGTGGTGGACTGGCCGCGCCACACTTCGATGGTTTCCACTAGGACGTCTCCCCCGTTGCCATGTCGACGCTGAACGCGCGCTGAGCGTTGATGCCAAGGATGCGTTTCTCGTCGTCGCGCAGCCAGAGATCGCCGGTGGGCGCTCCGAAACTGTATTGTTCGCTGAAGCTGCCGGTGGTCTGGTTCATCTGCGTGATGCCGCCGGGAATGTCGTACGGGTCGGCCTGCATGATTCTGCGGACGATGTCGCAGGTGATCTTCGTCAGCAGGCGTGGCCGTTCTTCGAGGAGCCGCCGCCAGATGGGCGAGCGTTCCTTGATGTAGTCGGTCACGTCCGCGAGATGCGTGTCGGCTTTCTGACGTTCCTCGTCGGTGAGCTTGTGCCACCTCCGTTCGAGATCGTCGGAGGTGGCGAACATGTCCGGTTCGTCCGTCATGGTCACTTCTTGTCCGGCAGCTTGATCACCCCGGAGGCCGCGAGGCCGGTGATAGTGTCATCGAACTGTTTCGCCAAAGTATTGAAAGCCGTGACGAGCTTGTCGAATTCATCCTTGGTCGGAGCGGCTGCGGCGGCCTTGACGATGTTGCCGTCAACGTTGCCAATCGTCTGTTCGGGCGCGAACTGCTTGATGCCGCCGAGGGTGTCCTTGCCGGCCTCCGGCAGTTCGTAGGCACCGGAACCGGCGGAGAAGGCGGTGCCGTCAGTGTTGACAAGCCGCACCTGCGCGTCCAACGGGCCGACAGTGTGCTTTTCCTCGCCTGCGGGGTTGATCACAAGCGTCTGGATGGGGAAACTCATCGTTCACCTCACTTGGTCTTGAGCACGGCGAACGCGTTCGGGTCGATGACGGCGAACGCGTACATCGCTTCGGTACGGTATGCGATCTGGTTGTGGGCCTTCAGGTCCACGCCGGTCTGGTCCGGGTCGCCGTAGGCGATAATCTCGCTGGTCAGGTCGCGGACCATGCCCCATTTGATGAGGCTGAAGTCTCCCATGAACGCGAGCACCTTCGTCGGGGTCGAGGCCAGTCGTCCGTTGACGGTGCCGGAGGTCGCGGCGGTGATGCCGTCCAAGCTGCCGGCCTGCAGGTTCAGCGGGATCTCCGGGTAGAAGCGCATGCCGGTGGAGGGCACGCGCAACTTGCGCAGACGGGACGCCCACGTCTTGGACAATGCCACGCCGTTGATGTCGTAGGAGTCGTTCAGCGCGTCGGCCAAGGCATCCACGTTGCTGATGTCGTCATCGCCGGCGGTCACCTGCACGGCGGACGTGCTCAACGGGTTGAATCCGGAAAGCGCGGCGCCGGTCTTCGGGTTGATCGCATGGTAGATCACGTAGTCGAGCGCACGACCCAAAGCGGCTGCCTGATCCGCTTGGATGCTGCGGATGATCTGCAGCTGGTTGTCCTCGTCCGCCCACTGGAGTTCGCTGGTGACGCGGGTGGTGGTCTGCACCTTGAAGCGATTCGCCACGACGGAATCCACGGTCTGCTCGTAGCTGCCCTTGACCGCGCCTTCGGTCACCACCTCGGCTTCGCTCTTGCCGTTGAACACGAGGTAGTCGGCGTCGGAGAAGATCTGCGGCGTGCTGGGGCTCAGCGACGCGATGGTGCTGGTGTCCTTGGCCTTGTTCACGATTTCGGTGGCCACGCTCACGGGGAGCTTGATCTGGTCTGTTTTCATCGCCATGATGGCTTGTCCTTTCAGTCGTTATCTACCTAAGAGCTGATGGATGTACGAGAGCTCTTCGGCGTCCTTGCTGTTGTTCTGGTGCGAGGGAGCGCCGGTCTGGTTCCTCACCTGCGGCGGCTTGGATGCCGGATGCAATGCCGCTCGCAGGAGGTCCGCGTGCGCTTCGAGTTCCTCCTTGGTTCCACCGCGGAGCAGTTCGGCCGGAACGCCCTTGTCTTTGGCGACTTCGGACACCCATTCGGCGTGCTGCTTCTCGGCAGCGGCATCGTCGATCTGCTTGCGCAACGCGGCGTTCGATTCCTTGAGCTTGTCGAGCTCGCTCTTGCCCGCGTTCTCCATCTCGTCGAGTCTCATGGCCTTGGATTTGAGCTCGTCGTAGTCCTTGTACTTGCCGCGCTCCTTGGCCAGTCTTTTCTCCACGATCTGGTCGACCTGCTCCTGGGTGAACGATTTCGGTTCGGGCTCGTTGCCTTCACCGGAACCGCCTTCGCCGGAACCGCCGTCGATGAGACGGATACGGGCCGGGAATCGGAATCTGTTGAACATGTCGTGCTCCTTCTTGCTGTTTCCCGTGGATCCGAGTTCGACCGCGCCACGGTACGCCGTATGGTCCTCCCACGCGATGCGGCGCATGGTCGCCGCCGGCCGGAGGGCCGGTTGAGTGGTGGATGCGGGATTCGCACCCGCGTGGCACAAAGCGCCCGATTTACAGTCGGGTCCGTTCGTCTGCTCCGGCAATCCACCAAAAGGTGATAGAATGGATACGTAAGCGCCCTTGTTACCGCCCTTTTTGGTAGTTTCAGCGGCGCTTACTTGATTCTCAGCAACTGTCCTTTTTTGTTCAGGATGTATACGATCCCATTCTTGAAACGATGACTTTTCATGATGTTTCCGATGAGTTCCTCATCGCTCATGTTGTCGTTTTCGGAATTGTCGATGATCAGCCGTCTGCAATCCGGCTTTTTTGACGCGCTGCCCATATATCCGTCGATAGTGCGGAATTTGTCTGCTGATTGAGGCGTCTTGAGCTCGATGCCGCCTTCCAAATCAGACAAGCCGATCAGGAGCATACGCCCAGTGTCTGGATCCTTCGCTTCACGATGGTCGATCTGAAAGGCCGGGACGATTCCATGTCTGCGCAGTCTCTGGGCCGTTCGTATCTCCTGCGGTCTTGCCTTCTCGGTTTCCTCACGCATCCCATCACTTGGGAAGCTGATCAGTGGCTCTGCGCCGCTGTGGAGCCATTCTCGGTCGCGCCAGCGCATCTCGGCGAGTATCTGGTTGCGTTTCCAGTTGCCGAACTTCTGGTCCGGCGAACTGCGGGTTCTCAGGTATTCGTCGTGGGTAAGACGATGCTCGATGGCCGTCTTGCATTGTTCCCAGCGTTCACTCATGCCGTCGGGGTCGAAGCCTTTGAGCTTCTGCCTTCCCCAGCTGCTGATGACATCACAGTGACAGTGGCCATTGTGGAAGGTGGGGCCGAAGTCGGCCGTCTCTTCACTGAGGTATTCGAAGCCACGGGTGGCGAGCATGACGCAGAACGCGCATGGATCGCTGCCTCGTGGCACGCGCGCCCATTTTGGTTTTGTGGGGTCGGCATGCATGTCACGCATGGTCATAAGCCTGGCGGATGTGCTGACCATGTCACCAATGAGCTGCTGCCAGTCATCGATGGTCTTCAACTCCGGCCACAGACTGTCCACGCTCAATCCGGCATTGCTGCGTCCGGCGACGAGGTCGGAGTAGTTGAGACCATTCCAGTCAGTTCCGGAGAAACCGCCGTTCATGCGGTAGAGGACTTCGCTTGGATCAAGCAAATCCGGGTGTTCGAACTCCGGCAGATCCACTCCTGACTGCTCGGCCCATATAGCGCGTAGCTGGCTGAAATAATCGTCAGCCAGCTGCGCGGACTGTCTCGAGTAGTCCTCGACCACATCGCGCATGAACAACGGGTTGGAGCGGTACTGCGCCTCGATAGCGTCAGCCGCTTCGTCTGCCAATGCATCAAGGTCGGCGACGTATCCCGCATAGGCTTGGTCAAGCAGCCGTTGAAGATCTCTCCTGTTCGTCTCCGGTATGTTCAGGCTGTTGAGTTCCATCCTGAACCTCCTCGCCGCCGGCCGATGCCAGGCGAGCCTTTAGCTGATCGATCTGTTCCTTAGCGCGCTGGCGTTGCTGGTCGGCGCGTAAGCGGGTGATTTCCTCACGGCTCAGGCCGAGTCGTTCGAGTCCGACGTCGGAGTCGGCGTAGCCGGTGACCTTGTCGGCGATCTTCGTGAACGCGTCGGCGCGCGCCGCGTCGGAGATCTCCTTCGTGGGGGCCCATACCGGGTGTACGTCGCGCATGGAGTCGGGTATCGAGTTCGTACCTTCGCGCAGTGCCACGGCGATGCCCATGGCGCGTTTGAGTTCGCGTCCGAAGGCCACGTTCTGCTTGTCGGCGATGCGGGTCAGGCGTCGTTCCGCTGATGCCATCGCCTCGGCACTGGTCGGATTGTCCAGTGTGATGCCCAGGTAGTCGACCGGCACGCGGGTCTGCGAGGCGACGAGCATGGCCATGGTCTTGAGCATGTCCGAATGGGGTGCCATGGACGCCTGCTGCACCTGCTGTAGTTGGGGCAGGTTGCCGTCCTCGTCGGCGCTGATGGCGTTGATCGCCTGGATGAGGCTCTTCCACGTGTTGCTGCTGAACGCGTCCTTGTTCGCGCCGATGAACCAGAGTTTGGGAACGGAGTAGAATTCGGCCGATGCCTCCATGCGGACCATGGTGCGGAATCCGGCGTCCACGAGGCTCATGAGCGAACGGCTGATGCGGCTGTGGCCGAACGGGCGGTCCATCTGCCTGTCGTAGGCGAGCGCGACGACCGTCGGCTGGTCGAAGTTCGTTTCGATTTTCTCCGCGCGCCATGGCAGTGGGCGCCCTGAGCATTCGTAGACCTTGCCGGGGAGCCATACGTTGAACGAGCAGATCCGTCCGTCCTTGTCATCCTCGGTGATGGTCAGCGCGGCGGCCAGGCGGTGGTTGCGCCTGTCCCAGATTCCCGCGGACCAGTCGGCGGAACGGGGGATCATGCTGATTCGTTCCGGATCCTCCGGGTCTGCGGCGATGGTCAGGAAGCTGCATGAGTGCTTGTATGAGGATACGATCAGTTCGGATGCGGTGACATCCAGCTGGTTGTCCTCGAACAGGTCGTTGATGCCCATCGTGTCGTCGCCGGAGATGCTGAATCCTTCCAGGTCGCTCAGGTCGCTCAACGATCGGACGGCCAGTTCGGGCCATCCGATCATCGCCTCGACCTTGTTCTTGATCTGGTCGGGGATGGATATGCCGAAGTCCTTGAACCGTTCCTTGCAGTCGTAGTAGGCTCCGCGGATCAGGTTACGCGGGTATTTCTCGCGCCAGACGCGCAGCAGTTCGTGGATGATAGGCATGTCCTCGTCGTCGACGCCAAGAATGGTGCCGACGTTGCCGCTGGCGGTGTCTAGGTAGCTGCTGCCGGTGAATTTCGGTGCCGTGCTTACCGTGGTGCCGTCTGCCATGTAGAAGACCATCAGACCATCACCTCCTGTCGTCTTCCGGGATGCCGTTTCGTGGTGAACGCCCCGTAGAGCGCCAATGTGGTGGATACGAGCGGGGTTATGTCGATATCCGAGCCGAGCTTGTTCCATGCGATCGCGCCGGACTGTCCCAATGGACGCGTGGTCGCGCCCTTGACGGCTGCGGCCAGCTGTGGCTGGTATTCGTCCCGCGGGTGCTTGAGCGTGCCGGCCTTGAGCATGTCGAGGAATCGGCCGCATGCGCGGCCCATCTCCTGCATATTCGTCACGGTGACCTTCACGTGTGCGGCCTTCAGGTCGGGCAGCAGGCTCATGGCCGGCGACTGCGCGTCGATGACCACACTTGCGGTCTTGTGCCAGCGTTCGGCGAGCCAGTCCACGGCCCACATGGTTCCCGCCTGCCGCGCGTCCTTGATGTTCGCCATCTGGATGACGGCCGTTCCGTCCTCGCACCGCAATGCGGCGCCGATGGTCAGCACGCTCCTGTCGGGCGGCATGTCGATGCCGAAGCTCACCGTTCCTCCATCAGGCACGTCGTCGGTCTCGGCGGCCTTCCACAGGTCGGGGCTGATAGCGTACGCGGTGGCGGTCTCATCCCAGATGCCGAGCGCCTCACGGCGGAACGAATCATCGGCGAGGAGATTGCGCATGCGCAGTATCGCCTGCTCGCTGGTACGTTTCGGATACGACGGGTTCGCTTTCGCCCACGCGTTCCGGTCGTCCGGATCGCAGTCTCGGTCCGCGCCGAGCTCCACGTAGAGCATGTCGTCCGACTTGCCGGACAACGCGGTGGAACGTTTCTCCTCGAACGCCTCGCACTGGTCGCCCGGCTTCGGTGGATTGCCCATGAACACGATCAACGGGTTCGGACTCGTATTCACGATCGGAATCAGGTTGTCCAAAGCCTTGATGGTGAGGATCTGAGCCTCGTCGAACACCTCGATGTCTGCGGAGTGCAGTCCTCGGCCGAAACCGTTCTCGCGGGCGCCGAACATGATGCGGCTGCCGTTGGCGAAACGAATCTCCTGCTGGCCGTTCGCTCGACGCACGTTCCGCACGTACCTGGACAGTTTCGGATTGCGTGTCAGGTCGCACATGTCAGCGAACGTCTCGTCGGAGGTGCGCGTGTGGTGCGCGGTCCAGATGACCAATGTCCCGGCGCGTCCGGCGCACAGGATGAACATCGCGGTGCCGACCGTGAACGTCTTGCCGATCTGCCTGCAGCTGGACAGTACCGCCCCACCGGAGCCACAGGCGTATTTGCCGTCCGCGCGTTTGGCGAACAGCAGGTAGAGGAAGCCCTTCTGCCACAGGTCGTAGTGGATTCCGGCCTTGGCCGCCGCGCTGTTGATCAGGTTGAAGTCGCTTGACGTGACGTCTTCCGGCTTCACGAGCCGTTGGGCGATCTCAGACAATCGACGCTCCGACATCCTCCGTCACCTCCGTCACGTCATCATTCGCATCGAACAGGCTGCCGGATTCCTCGGCCATGCGCATCCGTTCGTCGAATTCGGCGAGCTTGCTGCTGATCGACGGCAACGCGTTGGCCGGCGTCGAGGGGTCATGCAGAGCCTCGCGCAGACGGCCGACGATTTCGCGGAGCGTGTCCTCATGGGAGCCGTCCATCATCCGTTCGAAGTTCCGTCTGTCGAGTTCCCGCTCCGGTTTTCTCTTCGCCTCAACAGGTTTGCTCTTCCTCGCCTGAGCGGGATTGTTCTTTTTCCGACGATAATCCGCTTTCTGACGGCAGGATTTGGAACAGTACTTCTGAGGCCTCCCGTGGCCGGATGGCTGGAATTCCTTGCCGCAGAGTTCGCACTTCATCGGCGCTTCCCTCGCTTTCCGACCTTTCGTTGTTTTCCCTGTTTCCGACGTTTGAATCCGCGGGGAGAAATCGGCACTGCACCCGAGGCGACCGGGAGGGGGTATACCCGGGGTCCCCGCCCTGGTATCGGAGTCAGATGCCGAACGTTTTGAACGGCATCGAGCTTGCTTTCACTTCCTGTCTGCCAGCCAGCAGCGCTCGTGCGTGTTCGTCTGTCTTGTCGCTCTTCATCCTGTTGCATCTGCGGTGCGTGAGCCTGCAGTTCGCGAAGCTGTATGGATCACCGCCGCGTGAGACTGGTATGAGCTCGTCGACTTCGGCGCTCATCGGATGTGGTGTCTTCAATGTCTTGTCGACCGGCTGGGCGCAGATGGCGCACACGTCGTATGCGGCCAGCACTCTTGCCCTGAGCTGTCTGCGCCGCCAGCCGTTGCTGACACGCTCGTTGCGCCGCTTGCTCATGTGGCCTCCCCACATGCATGAGCCCCGGGGTGCCGTGGATTTGCCGACGACTATCTTCGCCGTTGGCTTGCTGGAATGCCGGTATAGGGGCTCCCGTATATGGACACTCCCGTGTCTTGTAGGGGCTCCCCATCATCTGCGAATACCCCTCCCGGATTGTCAATACCCCTACCCCGGATTTGTTTCATGGGTGCCTTCGGCGGGATTCGAACCCGCGTCCACACGCGGCCACAAGGAAGAGAATCCAATAAAGACTCGCGGCCGGTACGATCTACCACTGATTCCTACGAAGGCATACCGGCAGGCGGATTTGAGCATCACCGCATCACGGAAGCACGGGATTGGCTTGCCTGCCACATTGAGGTATGCCCACTCTGACGGGAGTGGGCGGAGCGTGTCCGATATGCCGTTCGGACAGGACGGGATATAACCCAAGGAGTTAGGAGAATCCATCGGTGGATATGAAAAGGGTTCAAACCGTTTTCCGGTTTGAACCCTTTAATCCATTGACAATTCTGCCTTGCACTTTGAAAAATGTCAAATCACGTCATGCCGGGCGAGGCGCGCGTGTACGTCGGACAGGCGGTACAGCGGCTGTCCCTTCTCGTTTCTGCCGGCCGGTTGGATCCTGCCGCGCTTGCGCCACGAGTAGATCGTGTTCACGCTGCACTGGAACCCGCATTCGCGCAGCAGCTCCGCGCACTCCCCCGCCGTGAACGCCCTGCCCGATTCGATGCACTCCCGCAGGAACCCCAATCGCACGTCGACCACACGATAAGTGTTGCCGCACACGGGACATGCAACGCTTACCGCGCCGACCGCCGCTGTCAATTCGACTCCGCACAGCGGGTTCGGGCATCTTCCGATGCCATGTTTCGCAGGCGGCACGTCGATGATGTCCAGCGTCTTTCGAACCATCGACTCCCACTCATGGTAGAAGTCGGCGATGTCAGGCATGCGGCGCAGTCGAGGACTGCCGGCGCAGGTACGCAGCATGTCCACCAGCGGCGGATGCATGCCATAGGTCGCCCAAGGCATGGCGGGCGGAGCGTACAACCGGCGCCAGAGTGCGATTGCGGCATCCTCGATGGCCTGCATGTGGTCGAGCACCGGCAATCGGATTGGCGTCGGCGCGGCTGGAAGGTTGACGCGTCCAGGCTGGTAGCCTCCGTAGTGCGCGGTCGAGTCCAGGAACTCATGTAGCGAATCCAACCATGATGGATATTCCCGCAGCCAGCCGCGCATCAGCCCATCGCATCTCGTGCACATGGTGTCGCCGACAGCGCATTCTCCGCCGCAGACGAGGCACACGCCGGCGAGCGCTGGTGTTGTTTGGCTGGTGTTTGTTGTGGTGTTGGTGGTGGTTGGTTGGGATTCGTTGGTTGGTTCGTACATTTGTTCGATTCCCTCCGGCGTGGTAGTCTGGTTTGTGGTAATGCCAGAGCCCGGCCGGAAGGTCGGGTTCTTTGTTTATTCGGTGGCGGAGTCCTGTTTTTCAAGGTTGACGTGTTCGATCTTGGCTCTATGGCGGAACAGATTGGCGTATGCGTCCATGACATCAAGCTGCCTGCTCAACAGGCTAATCGGGCAAGCGGGCTCGAAGTCAAGCGTGCCATCCGCATACCGTTGCAGCATGCCCCTGAGCCTGCCGGCACGAGCGGTCAACTCACGGTATTCGACGCGCATCCGCTCCTCATAATCGGATCCGTCGGCGCTCGCGGGTTGCGCTTGGTCGGCGGTGGCGAGCACTTCGATGGCTTGGCGCAGGTATCCGTCGTGGATCCAGTCGGCCGCATGCTCCCATTCGTCGTGGATGTGTTTCGGATCGTCCTTGCGGAGTGCAAATTTGAGTCCGAACAAGCGTTCGGCGACGGCTTCGGTGCGCGCGTCGATCGGCGGGAGCGGCGGTTCCAGTGTTTCCTCGCTCATTGTTCCGGTTCCTTTCCGTGGGATGATTTATGGCCGGTCTTCCAGATGCTGTGCCAGAACAGCCAGATCATCCAGGCTGGCACTTCGGCCCAGATGGTCAGGTACGGCGAGACGGCGTAGATCTTCCACCACCTGCCGCAGATGACGCAATGCTCGGTCCTGCGCAGGCTGACCTCGTATTGCGCCGGACCGATGCCATTGCTCGCGCAAATGAATATCCCGGCCGCTCCGGCACGCATGCGGCGAGCGCCGTTTGTTATGACTGATGCTGTTCATCATTCCGCCTCCTTCTCAAGGATGTAGACGATTGTCGGCGGGAATGGTGGCTCATAGCATATGTTCGGCTCCACCTTGTACTCGCCTTTGCCGCTGAGTCCCGGCAACACGTCGGTGCGCATCACGCTCCATCCGTCGGAAAGCAGACCGGCGAGCGCTTCCGTATTCTGCAGCTTCAGCGTGTACACGTCTCTGCTTGCCGCGTACATAACCGGCACTACCTTAAATTTCCTACTCACCGCTCCGTCTCCTTCTGCTCGTCCAACCACTTCTCAAAAAGCCGGTAAATGTCCAGCGAGATGGTCCTCACCGGCTGGAACTTCAGCCGTCGCATGCAGTCGGCGCACACCTCGGTGACTGTCTTCGCCTGACCGCCATAGATGAGGCCCACGGAATAGACGGGACTTGAACACCACCGGCCGCACAAGTCGCAGGTGTGCATATCCTGCGTGACCAACTCGTCACGCTGCGGCAGGAACGGATTCCCTGCATCCCTTTCCTCCACGGCATCGGCGAGCGCCTTCGTGATCTCATCCTTGGCGGTGAGGTAGGCATGATACCTGGTCGACGAAATCTCATAGAGCGGCCGGTTGCCGTCGCGGGATGCGGCGCGCACTGCCGCGAGTTCCTGGTCGGCGAGTTTGCCGAGCATGCTGATGGCGATGTCTGCGCCCGTGTTGTTCATTGCTGTCTCTTTTCCTTGTCGTGTTCCGCCACCCATCTGAGCAGGGTGTTGATGGTGATTTCGGTCATTTGGCGTTCCTCGTCGTCTTCCGGCGCGATGTATATGGCGCCGTCCTGGATTCTGATTTTCACCGTGGTTCCTTGTCCGCTCCGCTCACATGACTCCAGTCGCATGACAGGCCGCCCTTCTTGTAGCCCGAGTAGACGACGCAGTCCACTTTCCTTGTGTCGGTCAGGGTGATGACGCATTCCGTGAATACGTCGGCCCCGGCGGAGCACTGCGAGTCGACGGACCTGACCGCATGCGCCGGCGTGGAAGGCTCCGACGCGCTCCCGCATCCTGCGAGCGCGGTGCAGAGGGTGAGGGTGATGGCGGTAAGTGTGGCACAGATGGTGTTTCTCATTGTTCGTTCCTTTGATGGTGGCTGGCGTGGTGGTTCCAGAGGCGGATGGCTTTTTTGAGGTTTTTGCCGTCGACGTGGAGGATGCATCTGTGCCGGCAGTTGGGACAGATGCAGCCGTAGATGGTGTTGACCGGTTTGCGGGTTCGGAGTTTGTAGATGGTGCCGAGGGTCAGGATGAGCGGCCGGGACTTGCGGCATGCCGGGCAGGGTGCAGGTCTGCGCCATTTGCGTGGGTTGGTGGCGATTCTGACGGTGTCTGTGTGGTGCATTTCATTCCTTTCCGTAGATGGCGAGGCTTCGTATGCCGTCGCCCATGCTGTTGGAACATGTGTTCGGATCATGGTCGATGATGTCGTTTCCGATGCCCTGGAAGCGGAGGGTGGCGGCGCCGTCCGGCCGGCGGATGAGTTCGAGCCGGCCGTCGATGACGACGTCGTCGTCGGTGCGGGCGATGCAGCGGCGGCCGATCAGGATGGCCGGGTCGGCCGACCGCCACTTGTGCAATGGGACGATGATGCTCATTCCCGGCCACCCATCCAGCCGATCAGGAAGGCGAGCGCCAGGAGGATTATCGCGGTGTGGCTCATGCCGTTCCTCCGATCTCCGGGCTGGCCAGCATCTCGGTGATCGCGTCCTTGGCTATCAGGCGCCATGGTTCGCGGCCGTCGTCGTCGAGGTTTTCCCACGTAAGGCGTTTGCGGTGGCCGTTGGCGTGGAATCGGTTGTAGATGGCGTGCGCGACGGCGTATTGCGTGTCGAGGCTGATGACGAGCTGGTCTTGCTGGTCTTCGGTCATTGGTAGGTCTCCGGTCTTGGCGGTGCGAGCAGTGCGGCGATCGCATAGCTGGCGAGGCTGGTGGCGAGCGCCGCGATGGTCAGTGCGGTGTGGATGGCGAGCCACGTGATTGGTGTCCACTGGTGGAGCGCCTGTCCGATGATCGCCCTGATGACGGCGTGCGGGATGAGCAGCAGCGCGAGGAGGGTGAACAGCGTGGCCATGGCGTCTCCGAGCCGGTCGGCAAGGTGGCTGATGGTCTTTCTCACTTGTGGTCTCCCGTCTTGACGGCGAGTGTCTCGAGCATGGCCTTGTAGTCTTTGATGTCGCGTGCGATGCAGGATTTCACCCGGTGCGGGCCGCTGTCGCCCTGGTATGGATCCGGGGCGCCGAGCACGGTGACGAGTCGGCGGATGGTGGCCATGTCGTATTTGCGGTAGGTGAGCCACGCGTCAGGGCTGAGGTTGAGTCGGCGGAGGAAGTCAAGGTCGAAGTCCACGTTGGTCCCCGCGGGGACGAGGGAGAAGCGCTGGGAGAGCGAGTCAAGGAATTCCTCCACGGCGTTGGCCACGACGACCATGCTGTCATTGCGCACGGAGCCTCCCATGAGTTCGAACAGCAGGCCGTTGTCGGTGTGCATGGAGAAGGCGACGGGGCTCATGGACAGGAGGTCGAGTCTGTCCGGGCGGATGATGCGGGACAATGATCCGAACTTTTGTTCGCCCAGCATGTCGGTACATTCCATACCGATCTCCAATGGCAGGCTTTTGCGCCTGTCCACGCCTGTGGTCTCAAAGTCGATCCACAGCAGCGCCTCCGGTTTGCCGTTATTCTCGTGCATTTGTCATTCCTTCCGTTTGAATTGTCAATGTTTCGCGCATGGTCAATGGCGTGGCCGTGCCGTCCTGGTTGAGCCAGAGCCATCTCCCCTGCCAGTCGCGCACTGGGGTGGAGAGAGGATCTATGCCGAGCGGGACTATCAGCCCGAGGCGTTCGGCCTCCTTCACATGCTGGTGGACCCACCCATGGCAGCCGGTCGTGCCCGAACCGCACAGCTCGACGATGTTGGCCGGACCGTGCCTCACATCCGGATCCGCCGCCCGCCGCAGTTGACGGTGATGGCCACTGCGTCCTGGCCAGCGTGACGGGTCATGGATGTTCGTCCCGCAACGCAGGCAATGCCATCCCTGCCGCTCCAAGGCGGCACGCTTGGAATCATCGAACTCACTCACAACGCACCCCCTCCTGCATCAGACCGTCGACCAGCACCAAACACGAAGTGCAGTCGGCCCTCAGCCCCGCCGCCATCGCCACGATGCCGTCATCCGCCCTGCCACCGGCGAGCGCTCGCAGTTCGATTGTGCTGGCGGTCTGGGCGGTATCAGTGAGGAGTTGGGCGAGTCTTTCGAGTTGTTTCCTGGTCATTCGTCGTCCTCCTCGTTTTCGTCGGAGTCGGCTTCGCTGATGGCGGCGGTGAGCTGGTCGAGGTGGCTGGTTTCGTCGTCGGTTGGCGTGTAGCCGAGGTCTTGGAGGATCTGGTAGTAGCCGGGGATGCGTCTGCTGGTGTCATTGACGGTGGTCCAGTCGGTCGGGTCAATGAACCATTCGATGCGTGCGGCGAGGATTTGCACCGCCCAGACCGCCCAGTCGGGTTCGTCGAGGTGGTAGCGGAGTTCGGCGAGCGCCCGTTCCGGTTCGATGCCGCTGATGGTGGTGAATTGTTCGCCACCGCATGCGGCGTCGTTCCATGTGCTCAGCGCCAGCGTGTAGCCCTGCGGGTCCGGGTCGATGATCTGCAGGAGTCCGAGCCGGGCCGTGGTTTCGACGAGCTTGTCGCGTTTGATGCCGTGGAGGTTGGCGTGGAGCCATGCCATGCGCTTGTCTGCGGATGCGGCGGCGTATTCCTCGAGCGCGTGCCGGCGGGCGTCGCGTTCGGCTTGTTCGGCGGCGCGTCGGGCTTCCTTTTCGGCGTCGGCGGTCTTGTCGCGGCGGGTCCAGAGGTAGACCTGCTCCATGTGGATGGATACGGCTGCGGGGTTCTGTTCGCGGATCTTCTCGATGGTTTCTTCGGGGGTGCCGGTGGACGGGAACATGCAGCCGGAGTATCGCCATTCCGGGTCGCTGTAGGGCTTTTCGGGGTCGGGGATGAGGTTGATGCCGCTGTCGGACTCCACGAGGAGCGCGGCGACCGATTCGATCCATTGCCGGTCGTTCTCATCGCGTTCGATGCGGCGGAGGGTGTAGTCGAAGTTCGAGGTGCCGGCCGCCTGCGCGAGGCGCTTCTGCAGATCCGGACGGCCGTCGTATCGCGCGATGGCCACGAGCTGGCCGATGGAGATCTGACCGAAATCGTCGCGGGATGCTCTGATCTCGTTGTCGATGCTGGCGGCCTTGGCGCGGTCACGCACGTAGTCGCTGCTTCGGCCGAGCCGGTGGGCGACGCTGGCGGTGGTGGCTCCGAGGTCGAGCATGCCCTGGATGGCGTCGGCCTCCTCGAGGACGGTGAGCTGTTCGCGCTGGCAGTTTTCGGTGACCATGGCCTCCAACTGCTGCAACGGGTCTAAGTCAAGCACGAAACACGGCACGGCTCCGGTGCCGGCCTGCTTGCAGGCCATAAGGCGACGGTGGCCGGCGATGACGCGAAAGCGGCTGCCGTTGGGTACGACGGAGAGCGGCGAGAGCAGGCCGTTGGCTTTGATGCTGGCCGCGAGGTCGGTCACGTCGCCGATGTTTTTGCGTGGGTTGTCCGGGTGTGGGTCGATCAGGCTTGGGTTGATGAGCTTGACTTCGTTGCTCTGGTGGTAGTTGCTCATTGCTTCTCCTTGCTGGTTTGTTGTTGATTGAGTTCGTCTGCGCACGCCTGGCACGCCTTCCACCATTCGCTTGGGTTGCCGTTGCGGAGGCTTCCGGTGTGGTCGTATTCGTCCTCATGCGGATCCATGAGCTGGTGGACGTGTTCGCAGTTCCAGGTGTGCTTGTGACGTGGTGTTGGCGTGACTGGTTCGGGCGTCCATGTCTCCCACTGGTCGCGGAGCCATGTGTTGAGCCGTGGGATGTGGCCGCTGCGGATTTGGCCGTCGTTGACGGCGCGCTTGTAGCGGCGGAGCGCGGTCTGGAGTCGGCCGAGTTCGACGGGGTTTCCGGCGATGGCCGCGTACAGGGCTCTGGCTTCGACTTCGGTCTTGCGGCCTTTCGCGCCGACGGATCCGGGATAGGCTTCGGCGAAACGGTCGAAGCCGGCGTCCGGCGTATCGGTTTGCTTCGAGGTGCTGGCGGGAGGGGTCGGAGAGGGTATATCGGCATAGGTATCGGTTTTATGCCATGTTTTTGCTAGCAAGTTGCTGGACGTTTCGCTACCTGTCTCGCTACTGTTTTGCTCTCCGTTCGCTTGGCTGTTTGCTAGCAAGTTGCTAGACGGTTGCTTGGCCTTTTGGTTGGCGGCCTTACGCCGTCCACCCTTGCTTCCGGCTTTGCGCCGGGCCTCGCGCTGTTCCTCGGTGAGCGTCTTGGGTTCCTTGCAGATGCCTTCGGCGTAGACGGGCCTCCAGCCGCCGCCGTGCTCCTCCATGAGCCCCATGTCGATGAGCTGCTGGAGTTGTTTCATGGTGCCGCCGGCGTCCTTGAGGTCGAGCTTGTCGAAGTATCCTGGATACGCGGCCGGGTCCTTGGCCTGCATCGAGATGCCCTTGGAGTGGATGACGCAGAGTTTGACCCACAGTCCCACGGTGGCGAGCGGCAGGCGGCGGATGCGCCTGTCGTCGGCCATCTGGTCGTCGACAATAAACCACATATCTCTCTTGCTCCTTCCGTGGTTCAGTCGATCTCGCCGGTGTCCGGATCGACGGTCGCCTCCACGTCGCCGTCGTCCATGTCGAGGCTGCGGCGCAGGTCGTCGATGAGGATCATCTGCCGTGACGTGGCCGGCTTCGCGCACATGTTCTCCATGGCCAGGCCGGCGTCGAGGATGCGCTGCGCGAGGTCCGCGCAGTCGTACACGGCTTCGGTGATGGCATGGATGCCGCCCCACTTGTCGATATGCTCCTGCTTGTTTTTGGTGTCCATGACGTTGCGGCATGCCTTGAGCACGACGGCCGCGGCCTTGGTGACCTGCTGCGTCTTGCCGATGAGGTCGATGAGCGTGTCAGGTGTCGCTTCCTGCGGGATGAGCGCCTGTTGTTCGCTGGCTTTCATTGCTTCCTCCTTTAGAATTCCGGTTCCGGATCCGGTTTGCCGAAGTCCCCAAATGACGATTGGTCGGCCGCCGGCGCGCCCCACGGATCATCGGCCGACGGCGCGGCGGGTTGCTGTGTCTGTGCCGACTGTTGCGGCCGTTGGCTCCAGCCACCGACGCCGGTGTTGACGGTCGGCTGCGGCGATGCGGAGTTGCCGTAGACGGGACCGCCCTGGCGGCTGATGCGGGCGACCTGCGCCGTCGCGTACCGCAGCGATGGCCCGATTTCATCCACTTGCAGCTCCACGACGGTCCGATTGGTGCCGTCCTGCGCCTGATACGAGTGCTGCTTGAGCCTGCCTTGGGCGATGACCCGCATGCCCTTGACCAATGACCGCACGCAATGCTGGGCGAGGTCGTTCCATGCCGAACAGCGGAGGAAGAGCGCGTCTCCGTCCTCGTACTGTCCGGTCTGCCGGTTGTACTGGCGTGGCGTGTTGGCGATGGTGAAGCTGGCGACCTGCGCGCCCTGGCCGGTGGTCCTCAGTTCCGGATCTGCGGTGAGGTTGCCGACGATGGTGATGACGGTCTCTCCGATGGCCATGTCAGGCTCCCTTCACGTATCCGGCGGGTTCCGGACCGAGCTGGCTTGGATCCTTGGCCTTCCACGCGCATTTCGCGCGCAGGCATCCGGCCTCGCGGTCGATGACAATCTCGCCGAAGCGTGCCGGCGCGACCATGGTGAGGTTCCAGCCACGGTCGCGGTTGAGCGCGCTGATGGTCTCGTACAGTTCGCCGATCAGCTCGGCGGCCGTCATGCCGACGCTGGCGGGTGTGAGCGGCCACTCGAACCACTTCTCGCCTTCCGGCCTGCTTGGTGTTTTGCTTGGCAACGTTTGCCTCCTTTGGATTGATGTCGTGCCGGGGCGCGGGAACGAACCGCGCATCCGCCGCCGGCGTGACCTCAACACGCCGATCCATGGCGCCCGCCTCCAATCGCGGGCCCCGGCGAAGGCCAGGCGGGAGGAGAAGAGAGAAGATGACCCGCCCGGCCGGTTTTAACGTCTTTTCCTTGACGCGCGGGCGGTTCCGGCATGGCCGCGCATGACGAACCACGTCCATGCCGCAATGTATGAGGAGCCGCCCAGGTCTTTCATCGCTCGAGTTCGTCCACCCATCGGATGAAGCGTGGGTCCGAGCACAGGCGACGCATGATGACGGCCGTCGGGATGAGCACCGCGAACGGCACGGCGATGAGATGTTCGATCGGGTGAGTACAGGCCGGCGTGCAGTACAGCACCCACATGGCCAGCAACCACCCCGCGAACAGCAGCTGGTGCAGGATGACGTGGGCAAGAACCTTCATCGTTCGCCTCCGTCCGTAGAATCGATGGAATGGACATCAATGCGATCACCGGCGTCGTTGGCGCCATCACGGGATTGGTTGGCGGTGTCTCCGGATGTGTCGCCTTGTTCCAGGCGCGCCATGGCAACAAGCTCTCGGAGCAGGCGAACGGCTCGGCTGAGGAAGCCAACCGGATCGCCGTCGAATCGAAGCGTGCCGCCGAGCAGGCCAACTGCCTTGCAGGAAAGGCGAACGAGATAGCTGCAGACGCGAACTCGATCAGCCAGCGGGCGTTGTCCGTCACCGCCGACCAGACGGTCCACAAGTGGCGGGTCGAATACGATGGAGAAACCTCGACCGTATTCCTTGTCAACGATTGCCCCGACATAGCACGAGACGTGTCCGTGTTCGTCCGTTTCAAAGACCAGACCGTTGCGCAACGGCACGTCGACGAGGTTGCGCCGTTCGGAGAGGTCGCGCTCGAAAGCGAGTTCTTCTCCAAGCAGATATTCGAAGACCAGGCCGGTATCGACCGCCTGAACGCCCAACCAGGCTTCACCTACTTCGGACGTGGATCCTGTCGTGTGACGGTCCACGTCACTTACACTACGGAGCACGGCGCCAGTCGCAACGACGAAGTCGAGCAGCGCCTGACCAACAGCCAGAGGCATTGATTCCATCACAGCTCCTTGTTGATGGTGTCGATGACGATGTCCACGAGGTCGGTCACGTCGAGGTCGATACATCCGACGATGTGACCGAGTGAACGCCTTGCTTCGATTTCGTCCCATACGTCGCCATAGGCCGGACGGATGGTGTCGCCCTTGTCCTCGAATTCCCTGAATATCGCTTCGACGCAGGCTTTGCGGATGTCGTTCATTTGTTCTCCTTTTCTTCCCATGGATCCGGCCACGGGGTATCGGTACGCCAGTCGTTGTCAGTCATCACGCACCCACCTCTTCCTCGTATTCGGCCGTGCACTGGTACAGGTGTTGCGCGAAATAGGCGATCATCTGCTCCTTCGGATACATGACGATTCGTCCCACCTTCACGAACTTCGGGCCGATGCCCGCGCTACGCCAGTACGCCAGGGTGCCTTCCTTGATGCCGCAGTTGTCCGCGATGTCCTTCGTTGTGTTCATCGGCTTCAACGCCGCCGCCAATGCGGCGAACACCTCTTTGTCATCCATCACGCGCCTCCTTTGCGTGTGTGATGCCGGGCGGCGTTAGGAGAACCGCCCGGCCCTCTCCTAAAATCGGTGTCATCCCGCATTTGCGACGTGCGGGCCGAACAGTTAGGAGAAGAATCGATGAATGGGTTATGGGTGACCATCGCTGGATGGGCGGTGACTATCGGCGTATCCGTCGCCGGTTGGGTTATCACCGGGAGAAGGGCCGCGAATAGTGGGAAGACCGATACGGAAAGGTTCGAAAGACGTCTCTCGCTGTTCTCGGAGCAACTGGACGCCATGCGGGACTCTTCGGATTCGCTGCATAGGCAGGTCGATCTATTGGAACGCAAGGTGTCCGTTCCGGACTGGATCATCGAACATCCAAGTCCGAGACCGAACAACGTCATGTTCGTGATCAGGAACCGCAACACGTTCGACGCGTATGACGTGCGCTTGGAGGCCGATGGGTGCGAACCGGTTGTGTTGGGCAACATAGCAAAGGGGTCGTCGCGCAAGTTCGAGTTCGTCGCCGCCGTTCTTGGGCGAGCGGATAATGTCATCATCAGTTGGCTCGATTCCCCGCAGGCGACGGAACGTATGAACCTGCCGATGGCGATGCCGGAAAGACGATAGCCAGGAAGCGGCGCAGTGCGTCGCCTTCGAGCTCGATCATTTCAGCCAAGGTCACGTATGCCTTGCCGTCCCATATGTCCACATGGATCGGATGCTCACTGGGATCGAAGAGCGTTCTCCCGCTCACGCCCAGAGCGTCTTCGAGTTCTTTGGGCGCGCAGTCGATGTCGGTGATATCGAACGACGTGTTCATTTCAGTTCTCCTCCTTGCTGTTGGCATTGTTGACTGTCGCGTTTTCCAGCGCATCGGCGAGCGCCGATTGCGGTTCTTTTTCTTCTGAATTTGCTGCAATGAAGATGTCAAGACCGTCTTGCCATTTCAATGCCGGAGCAATCTTGTCGAGAACGCGAATCGGCCATTCCCGTTGATTGCGCATGTATCGATTTATGACGACCCGATTGATTCCAACTGCGTCGGCGACGTCGGATTGAGTGATTCCAAGTCGAGCCATCCTGACTTTTATTGCCTGTGTCACGTATTCATTGCTTGTCACATCACCTCCATTCCCCGAATATTCGGGACTTTGTTCGACGTTTACCGGATATTCGGTGAACATGCTTTCAATGTACTCCCGAATATTCGGTATGGCAAATTCGACACGCCGAACGGTGTAAAGATGTAACTTCCCGAAAATTCGAATACAGTCATCGCTATGGATAGCAGCACAACACGCACCGATCTGGTGATTTGCAAATATATCAGCCAAGCAATGGAAGCCAATGGCATTACCCAGGCCGACCTCTCCAAGGCTCTTGAAGGACGATCAAAAGGTTATGTCAGCGACCGAGTACTCGGTAAAAGAAGTTGGGCAATCAGCGAGTTAGACAGACTCGCTCCACTCTTTGGGCTTCCGGACGCTCTTTCACTGGTCGCGGCAGCCTGTGGGTCAATCTCCAGCGAGGCCGCCCGCGCCTACGAAGCCCGCGAGCGCGAGTCCCAGATCACCGATGACCTCATCGACCGTATCGCCGCGCACCCCGAAGACTACGACGTGGCCGCGAACAAGGACTCGAACGCACGTCTCGAAGCCGAGACGCCTGACGAGTGAGGGGAATGACAATGGGTTTCAGGGTCAATCGCAGGATCAGCCTGGGCAAGAACGTCCGGGTGAATATCGGTAAAAGAGGTGTCAGCACGTCCGTGAAGATGGGACCGGTCACAGTCAATTCGAGGGGACGCAAGACCGTGCATGTAGCAAAGGGCGTCTCATATACCATCAATCCGAAGACGAAAAGAAACACCGCTCCGCAGCGGAGGTCAACTGTCGAGAGCAATCAACAGGCGAGTTATACTCCCTCATCTGCAGGCAGCACGCCACATCAGCCCCGCCCAAAGACTTTGAAGCAGCTCGAAATCCAGTACAAGGCGTATAACGTCCTTCTTTGGGTGATGTACGCGCTGACCGCGTTCACCATCCTCATGTGCTTCTTCGGCCCCGTCATGCTCACCTTCGCCATCCCGTTCACGCTGATGTCAATCGGCTTCACCAAGCTCAAGACACCACTCAGGAAACAGCTAGAAGAGAGACGAGCCGACGACGCGTCTCCGAAGGCCACAGACATGGAGCCACGGATGAGTGAAAGGAACGCAAATGACTGAATACAACCTGTATTGCGATGAAAGCTGTCATCTGGAACATGACGACAGCGACGTGATGGTCCTTGGAGCCCTCATTATCCCCAAAGATAAAAGGCAGGAAATCACAGAGAATATTCTCCAGATCAAGGCACGTTACGGTGTCAAGGCACGCACGGAAGTGAAGTGGACGAAGGCCAGCATGCCGAAAATCGACCTGTACAAGGATTTGCTGAACTGCTTCTTCCTGGATGACGACATGAGGTTCCGTGTTCTGGTGGACAAGAAGACACGTCTGAATCATGAGGCATGGTCCCAGTCACACAACGATTGGTACTACAAGATGTATTTCACCATGTTGAACAGGCTGTTCGATTCCACGAACACCTACAACGTGTACGTGGACATCAAGGACACGCATTCCGCGCAACGTACCGAGAAACTTGAGGAAGTGCTGGCGAACAGCCATTACGACTTCAACCACGAGTGCATCAAGAAAGTGCAGCCGATCCGTTCGGACGAAGTGCAGATGATGCAGATCACCGATGTGATCAACGGGGCCGTCTGCAGGGCGAACCGGACGACCATCCCCCAACCATCAGGCGCGAAAGCTGAAATCATCGACTACATACGCATGAGATCAAAGCTCCGTCTCACCCAGTCAACAACCCTGGGCACGCGAAAGTTCAACATCTTCGTCTGGGAAGGACGGAACGCATGACACCGCATTGGATACCGGAGCTCGTGCCCAAATCCCCGATAGAAGACTTTGCCGTATATGAGGATAGGATTTATGCAATCTTCAGACATGACTTCATAGATTCACATCCATCATTCGACGGCCTCAGAGTTTCCGTGCGCCGCCAGAAAGAGGAGACCGACGGAAAATGGGCTGGGTTTTTCCACATCACCAGCGTCGAAGACTACACAACCGGCGAGAGGAATGTCGATCTGCGTAGATGTGAGCGGATCAGGTTTCCACGGAAGACGATTGACAACGCAAAGGATTGTCCGCAATGCCATTATGAGGTATGTGATGCGCCATTAATCTGGAGGAAGCATAAGCATGGCCGCGATAGGTTATATATCCTCATTGAATCAGAACGGTATCTAGTCGTGCTGGAACCACATAAGGACAGAGGCTACTGCATGTTGGTCACCGCCTACTACGTCGACCATGATCATAGCTTCAACAAACTTCTGAAAGAATATGATCAGTCAAGTTTGAACGGGAATTGCGTTCAATAAAAAGCAAGGGCCGCCGCAGCGACCCTGGAGACTCCTTCTACAACTCGGTAGATGAGCTGATTCAAGCATCACATACGACACTCCAACTGTCAAGCAGAACTTGACAAACAGCAAAAAAGTACTTCTCGAAAAACAATACTTCCGGAAGAGAGGAATGTGGATAACAAGACCATCGCGGAGCTTCACCGGAACGCGGAATCCATGGGTCTGTCAGTCATGTCACGCGACCTTCCCCGTGACATATGCGGCCTATACGACGATCGACACAAACTCATTCTGCTGGCCGACTGGCTCAACCAGCGCCAGCGCCGTTGCACGCTGTGCCATGAGCTCATCCACGCGAAACACCACGATCCAGGCTGTGGTAGCCAATACGGGTTGAAATGCGAGCGCCGGTGTCGCAGGGAGACCGCGCTGGCGTTGATCAGTCCCGTGGACTATGGCATGGTGGAGCAGATATACGAAGGCAATACGTGGATGATGGCCGTTGAATTGGGCGTCACCATCCAAGTACTGTCGGACTATCGGCAGCTGTTGTACGATTCCGGCGTGTGCGTGCAATAAAAGAAGCTCAGCGTCCACATACCGCGACGGGAAACAAAAAAGGGTCCCGCCCGAACACAGTCGGACGGAACCCAAGGAACCAACAATCAGCATTTCCGTTTTCACCAAAATGAGGTTCCACGCACAGTGTAGCGCGGATCCTCGGAAAGAGACAACCATGGCCAGAGCGTTCGTAGACGACAGATGGCTCAAAAACGACGAGGACGGCAACCCGCCCAGCAGGGCCGCGAAACAGTCGCTGGCCAATGCGAAGGATCCGATGAAAGCCAATGTGCCCGGCAAATGGCGGTCCGCGCTGTACGGCCAAGGCTCACGGTGGAGATGCCGCTGGTACACGCTTCGAGACGGCAAACGCGTCCAGAAATCACGGAACTTCGCCAAGCTCCGTGACGCTGAGGAATACGCAGCGGCCATCGAGGACGACATCAGACGCGGCAAATACCGCGACCCGCAGCAGGAACTACGCATCTTCCGGGACGTTGCCTCCGAATGGACGGACGGCAAGATGGATATCAAACAGGGCACTTTGGGCAGATACCGCCGCGAATTGCGCGTTTATATCAACCCCAAGTGGGGCGATCGCACACTGAGGGAAATCCAACGCGACGAACTGCAACAGTGGGTCACGCAGCTCACCGAAGGCGGGTATCCCGCCGAACTGCAGGACGATCGCGAATCGAAGCCATTGAGTCCACGCAGCATCCGCAACATCGTCAAGGTCGTCATGGGCGGTGTCATGGAATTCGCTTTGGAGCACGGCTGGATCGGAGAGAACCCCATTGAAAAGGTCACCGTGCCGCGCATCACGCAATCCGATGACGACATGGTGTTCCTTACCGTCGAGGAGGTGGAGTTGCTGGCCGGCATGGCCGAACGGGCAGGACGGCCGGTAGACGGGCTGATCGTCCGCTGGCAGGCATATACCGGTGCCCGCATTGGCGAGACGCTGGCACTCAAATGCGGCGACGTGGATGTGGAATCACGCAGGGCGCGCATCCGCCGCACTTGGACCGACGACGGCAAAGGCAGGCTTGTGCTGGGCACGCCGAAGAACGGCAAACCGCGCAGCATCGCCATACCCAGATTCCTTATACCGTCCATCGAACGGCAGATGGAGGGCATGGGCGACGACGACTGGCTGTTCCGCGCGGCAAGAGGCGGGAACCTGTGGACGAACACGTGGCGGACGCGCGTCTGGCGAAAGGCCGTCCGACTGGCCGGCATGGAGGACGAGGGCGTGACCATCCATAGTTTGAGGCATAGCTATGCGAGCTTTGCGATTGCTCAAGGCGCGGATGTGAAGACCCTACAGATGCAGCTCGGCCACTCCTCACCCAGCATCACGCTGAACACATACACGGCTCTCTGGCCGGAACGATTGGACGATGTGGCGGACGCGATTGGCGAGCTGCGCGCTGAACAGTTGAAGACCGTCTAGACGCGGAGGTTGCGCGGTCATCGTGTCGAATCGTGTCGATAGCCTACGGCCAAGAAAAAATAAAGCCTTGGAAACGTAATGTTTCCAAGGCTTCCGGTCGGGCTGACAGGATTTGAACCTGCGACATTCTGCT